CGAAGAATACCTGGAGATGCTGAAAGAAATGAGTTATGATGAGTTGGTAGAAGAGACTGGTACTGATGAGATATTCAGTATGGATGAGTTTATGAGTGCTTGGGGATGAAAGTTACTGAACACAATGTAGATGCCGACCTGACTGTAAAGGAAGTTGAGGCACTGATGAAACTTGTAAAGGAACAAATTACTAATGACACTGAAAAACCGATTCAGATGTTCTATGCCAAGATTTATGGTAAACTGATGGGAATGAAACATGACTGCAACACATAAACTGATTTTTGTTGGTTCTTTTGTTTGGTTTCTTCACTGGGGTTCATGTCTTACATCATTGCTTCTGGATACGGTTATTCTAAAATCCTCTGTGAGGATGTTACCTCTTGGTTTCTGAATAACTTCTTCCCCAATCACAAAATCACGGTGGATATCGTTCATCGTGGATTGAAACGTGAGGGTGTGAATGGTTATTGTGATGTTGTGGGTGAATCTTATCGCCCACGGCACTTCTTGATTGAACTGGATACCCATATGGATCGGGACTTGTATATAAAAACTCTTTTGCATGAACTGACCCACCTGGCACAGTGGATACGTGGTTCCCTGCGGTTTCGATACGGAAAATTGTGTTATTCTAAACAACCCGTAGAGAATTGGGAGTATTGGTATCAACCACATGAAATTGAGGCACGGGAGGAAGAAGAAAGGTTATTTGAGTGGTACTTAATTGACAAACAGGGCATACCAGCAGGCAAAGTGGCACAGGGGTTCGGAAATCGCCTCTGTGATGCTCTATAATACCTGGGTAATCAAGAGAACCTCATGACCCTCACCGCAGTTGTGGAACAATATGAGCGGGATGTGGATCAACTCCCACAAACTCATGCTGAACTGGGTGGTGGTGCCGCCCGATCTGGATCTGGTTTGGTTTATGAGAACCTGATTGAAAGAACCTGCAACAGTTTGGGTTTAGATGCACGTCGTAATGACTATAAGAAAACCGAAGAAGTAAATGGATATTGCTTGAAGAACTTGCAGGTCGATAAGCACATTTATCATGGTAACGTGATGAAGAAAGCAGTAGAGAGTAAAGCATACTTGGATGCTTGTTACCTAAAACGTGCAGTAATGGACTTCATCGAACTGGAGCAATCTCCTGAAGTTCCTGATGATGTAGAGTACGCAATCTTTGCAGGACAAAATGCATGTGGTGCAGATGCTTTTGCATATTATCCTGCATTCTTCAAGAAGATAACGGGTAAAGAGGTGAAGATCTTCTTTGTCAATCCTTCCCGCAAGCGTTCTTCCTCACGTCCCATCTATAATGAAAAGTACCGTAATGATTTCAAACTTGACATGGTGGTGTATAATGAGTTTGTAGAGTGGTTGAAGAAGTGATGTTATATAATGATGATATGTTCAATGTTCTGGAAAACCTTGAACCACAAAGTATTGATCTTTTGCTCACGGATTTTCCTTATGGAACTTTGAATAAAAGAAATGAATGGGATACAATCATCGATTATTCCAAGTTCTGGGAAATTGTTGATGTTATTTGCAAACCAACCTGCCCTATTATTTCTACAGCAGCACAACCATTCACGAGTGTGCTGATTGCATCCAACTACAAAGACTTTAAGTATACTATGGTATGGGAAAAGTCGAAGGCAACTGGATATTTGAATGCAAAAAAGCAACCACTTCGTGCTCATGAGGACATTGTTGTTTTCTATAAGAAACAACCAACATATAATCCACAAATGACTAAAGGAACTCCCTATGACAAAGGAAAGGCAGTAAGAGATACTGAAGCGTATGGGGTACAAACAAAAGCAGTTCATGTCAAGAATGATGATGGTTTGAGGTATCCTCGTAGCGTAATCTACTTCAAGACAGCGGAGAGTGAAGGTAAGCATCATCCTACACAAAAACCAATTGAACTTTACCGTTGGTTAGTTAGAACTTACTCAAATCCTGGAGATACGGTGCTGGACCCATGTATGGGCGCTGGCACCACTGGAATTGCATCCAAAATGGAAAATAGAAACTTTATCGGCATAGAGCGTGAGATTGAGTATTTCAATTCTGCATCAGAAAGGATAGAAAATCTGGGTGCCAGTGTGCCAGTTGAATCAGTGGCACAGACCCCCCTAGAAACCGCTCTATCTGCCCTATAATTACAAGGTAATCAAGGGAACGCCCAATGCGCCTCGAATCTGGACACATGATCGTTGAGTTCTTCCCCACCACCAGCCCCAAGCGGTTCGTTCAGGTAGTAACCTTTGGTGCTACTGAAGAGTGCGATCAGGCAATGATGAGCCACCGCACCATCAATCGTGGCGAAATGATCTATGAGATCAACACTCGCATCAATTCTGGTTATCAGGTAACTGATTTCCACACCGAGGAGTACACTGGTAACTACACTCCGCTGATGTGCTGATCCCGCAAACTCTGCATTAAACCTCCCACTTTTCCTACAATGACCCCTGCTTTTTCTGGCGTGTTCCTGACTGTTGAAAACCACGGTTGCATCTACACTGTTTCCACCGAAGGTGAATTGTTCTATGCTCCAATGTATCAGAACGGCACTGTAAATATGGAAGAGTTTGATATGGTTGACTTCTGGGAATCTGATGTTGATGTAGAGGAACTGGAGGAAATTCAGTTCGCACTGATTGATATGATGAAGCGTGCTGGGTTGTATTTCCAGCACCCTGTGGCAGTGTGAGAAGTGGCACAGAGGCGCTTCTGGGTGCCTCTGGATGCCCTATAATAAGTACATCGACAGGGAGATCCCCATGAACGACACCGAACTCCGTGGACTGCGCCAGAACATCCTGGAAGAGATTGAGGACATGGACTTGGAACTTCTCAAGCGCATTGCCTATGAGTGCCGCTGTGAAGAGTATGGCATCTATCCCGACCAAACTTACATTCGCTGGTGATGACTAAAGCACAAATCCTAAAAGTTGTGAAGACCACGGCAGTTCCTTACTGCCTCACCCGTGAGGAAAAGTTCCAAGTTTTCATCAATGTGTGTGATAACATGTTGCATGAAGGTCGCATCACTCAAGCACAACACGATCGCTGGACTAATGTCTTTTAAAAATCCTCTCCTTTTAGTCTTCCTTGTTCTTGCTGCTATCAGTGCCATGAAGATGGTATATCAGGGAGAGAGTAAGATTGAACAAATGGAGCGTATCTCTCGCATCTGTGCTACACTTCCACAACCACACCCTGACTGCCATGTTCACTAAAGAAGATCTTGAGTTTGTTGATTTTCTTTTCGGCAAACTCACATGTCTCACTGATACTGATATGATTGATCTACAGGATGATGATTCCTGTGATGACCACATTCAATTCGAACAATTGTCTCTGCTCTGATGAAACTCTCTCACTCTTCTGTTTCCCAAATTGCCGATGCTCTGAAACCCGCGATCATAGAACATATAATTAGTGATGATGCTGTAACTCAAGCATTGCAGGATGCCGTTAGTGATGGTATTCGGGAAATTATGGGACAAATGGATGACGATTTGTTTTTTGATATTGGTATGTTAATATTCGACCGTATAGAAATTAAATGAGACATGACTTTTGAAAGCGTTATTGAATGTAAAGTAAGTTTAAACGTCCAAGAAATTGGTGTGATTCTATCAGCACTCCAACTTCTTGATAATGGCGATGAGAACCGTATTGCAAAAGAATACGGAAGTGCTCCTTCACTTTATAATCGATTGAAGGAGATCTACGATCAAATGGACCACTATCCCATTGAAATTCAACATGACCCAATCTGTGAACCTTCCTTCTGATTACACCACCTGGGTTGACAACATGACTTTTCCTGTGACTCCTGCCACTAATCCCGAACTGTGGTATCAGTGGTATTCAATTGTCAAAGAAGATGCTCCAGAGGTTGCAGACCAATTCATTGAGAATACTGCTGCCAAAATGGAACTGACTGTGGATTATTTCATGGGAGAGTTCTTGTGACCGAAAAAGAGAAACTCATTCTGGCACAAATGCAGGTTGATAATCTGCTTTTACTACTCAAAGACAATGCCTATGAGAACTACATGTGTGGTAAACTCTATGGTATTAAATATGAACTGAACCGACAGTTGACAAACATCACACATTCATCTAAAATTAGGGAGTAATTTACAACTAACAATGACGAAGTTTCTTTACATCGTTGATCACTTCATTCCTTTTCCTGCTTCAGAGTATGGTGGTGTTTGGAATGTGATTGCTGAAAGTGATGAGGAGTGTTTTGATCTGATTACTGATGCCGATAACGAACAGTATCCAGAGTATTATGGTAACTTGAGAAAGAACATCAATGATGCTCGTGTCTTCCCACTTGCCGAAGATCTTCAATCCAACGTTGTAGAATCCTTTACCACCTGATTAACAATGGAAAAACTTTATCGTATCGAAGAGTACACCACAATGGGTTGGGAACTTGCCGAAGAAGGAGCAGTTAAACTGCCACGTCATGTTGCAGAAGAGAAACTGAATCGCCTGATGGAAATGGGTCACAATCCTGGACGTCTGCGGGTTGTTGTTGATAATGCCTGAACTTCCTCATGACTTTCCCCACACCGCCCCAGAAGGATATGAATACAGAACGTTACAATTTAAACGTAATGTTACTTCAATTTGGACTGTATGTAAGCGTGGGTTTGTTTTCAATGGTGGTGCTGAATCTATTTGTATCTGGGGATTCTACAATACAAAAGAACGGCAGTATTACGCGCCTATCAATTCCACCAAGCAAGGTGATAAGGTAAGTATTGAGGATACGACTCCTTACTCTGCAATGCAATTAAACCTCAATCCTTTAATGCAATGTCTTATGTCCCCAAACTGAATGATTATGTAAGGTGGAAGAATGAGTACACCGATCTTGAAGGATGGGTGTATTTTGTTGATAAAGAATATTGTACGATCGAAATTAGTGTAAGAGATAAATGTGAGGAAAACATTCGGGATTGTCCCATTCATAAAAAAACTCACTGCTGTGTTTTGTGTTACCCACAATATTGGCATGAGTTAGAGTTCATCAAGTCAAGAGATCCTGCAGATCAATATAAATCACAACCATACCGATATTCCGATCCACAATGAGTCGTTACAGAAAAGAAATATATCCAGTTTCCTTCTATCATAGTCGGGTAAGTGATAATAATAGACTTAAGGAACTATTGATTCCCCAGATCGAAGAAAGTCGTGGGAATATTACCAAAGCACCTGGTGGTTGGTTGACAACAAAGTGTATCACTTCTTTTGAGGATGATACACTGAATGCTTCTATATTCTATGAGGGAGAGCACTCTGAAGAAATAAGAGAGCAGTACATGGAAGTACTAAAGTCTTTCTTTGATAAAGACTGGGAAGTTGATATTCCTAGCATGTGGTTTAACTACTATACGAATGGTGAGTATCAAGAAGGACATACACATCTTGGAACGTATAATGCACCACTACACTTTGCCTGCGTTCACTTTCTTTCATTTGATCCAGAGAAACACTCTCCATTAGCGTTTACCGATCCACTAACGGTTATCAGAACGCCAATGTTTGAGATGGATTCTTCAAACTATGGTGAGAAGTATTTTGTGAATGCAAAAGAGGGTGATTTTATTATGTTCCCATCTTATTTGGAACATGAGGTTAAGGCAGGACCAGAGACTCCCGATTATCCTAGAATCACAGTTTCATTCAACATTAGGATGTTAAGATATGGGGATGAATGATGTTCAGGTATCGGATGATGTATTCTCACCAAGAAATCAGGATCTGATTCTAAACTATTGTGAGGACTGTTCCTACACATATGGTGAGACTGACGATGGTAAGAATCCACCAACGGGAATGGTCCATAACATTCCAAAGAATGAGAAAGTATATAAATTATTTGCCGAACAGATAGCAATCTCCGTACCAGAAACTCAAAACATGCATTTGTATCGAATGTATGTGAATTGTTTTGCACCATCGGAGAATCCTTTCTTTCATGTTGATGGTGATCATGGCATCACATTTTTATACTATCCCCAGAGAGATTGGCAGTTGGATGATGGTGGAGAGACACAGTTTTACATTGATGGTACACTGTATGGTATCACACCAGAGTCAAATAGACTGGTAATGTTTGATGCACGGATTCGACATCGTGCCACAAGTTTCCGAAATCGTCATCGCTTCACTGTTGCCATAAAGTATGAATAAATAACAAAAAGTAGTCTTTGTTGTTGATTGAATGTCTGTTACTGGGGGTACAAGTAGTCAAACAAAGTTCTTCTCATCTGGGCAGATTAAGTTCAGTGAGTTAAGAACAACGTTTAACTCAAATGCTGGATCGAATAATATCAAGTTCTCCACGTATAGAAGGAACACTGACTTAGATGAGACGGATCCGATTGTTCCTGATTCGACGGAGAATCGCACCACGGTATCTGCAAGTGAAGGAATCTCAACTCAGGATGATTTAAAGATCGTATCATTCCGCAATTCGATCAAACAATATGTTGTAACTCAGAGTAGTAGTAATACCGAAGTTACGATTCATAGTGGATCTGGAGCAGGATCAAGATGGAATGCGAATCTTGATAAGAATGTCAAGAAGTTCTTTAATGTGAATGGAACAATTGATGCAGATAGTCCATCAGATGATGCCGCAGTCTTCGATGCCGAAGCATATAATTTAACCATTGATGTTACGGGAAACATTTATGGTGAGGGTGGAACTGGAGGAAGTGCGAATGATGGTGCGGGTGGAAATGGTGGTGATGCACTGTATGTAAACAACACATCATCAAGATCTGGAAATAGTGCAAAGGTCATCGTTAAGGTCAATTCAAACGGTCGAATCTGGGCAGGTGGAGGTGGTGGTGCTGCCGGAGGTGCTGGTAATTCTGGAAGTGATTTAAGTTGCTATAGTGATTCTACTATTTCGAAGGAAGTTTATTCTGGTGATTCAACAAACCCAGGAAGAGGGTGTAATGCTTGTCCGAACACATCGGGAAATGCTAACTTATCTTCAAATGGTGATTGCTATAACAACACAGGAAATAGAACTCGTTGTCGTCAGAGACAGGAAAGAGGACAGACTTGTACCAACTCCTATTCCAGAAACTGTGTATATAGAACAACCTTTACCGTTGCTGGTGGTAATGGAGGAAATGGTGGCAATGGTGGTGTCGGTGAGGGTGCCAATAATAATCAGGGATCTGGTAATAACGGCAATTCGGGAAATACAAACAACTGTAGTGCCAATGGAAATAGTTCAGCGGGAAATGATGGAAACATTGGTGCATCGGGTGGCACCTGGGGTGCCGATGGTGGTAATGCAGGAAACATAAGTGGTGGTACAAAAGGAAGAGCAGTTTTCAGAGGAAATGGTAATACATTCTTCCTGAACGGACAGAGTTCGAATAACGTCAAGGGTGCGGTTTCTGGTAAAGAATAATTGACATCGGGGTTAAAA